ACTGCCTCAATTTCGTCGGGTTTTTGCACTTTTGCACGAAATCCGCCGCGATTTGCCCCCAACCGTGGAACAGCGCGTAAAAAACGCTGATCTGGCACCCGTAATCAGATCCCCACCGCAGCGGCTGACCACGCAACCACGACGCATCATCGGGTGACAAATCGCGTGCCCCAATTGCCCGCTCATGGTCGACCTCACAACCGGCAGGGACCCAGACGCCACGCATCATCATCCACGGTCGCTGCATGTCATCAATGCGGCCCTCACACCACCGGCAGACATAGTGGGCTGTCTTGCGTGCCAGATCCGCATCCGACTGTCCAGACGGCAAACGGTCAAAGAATATTCCGCCCGGTGCTTTGCCGTCTCCGAATTCCAGCGTCTGAAACTTGTAACAATGCGGGCAGGGCACGTGATAGCGGTGATTTGTGGACTGCAACAGCCCCGATTCCACAGCGGACTTGCCTTTGACTGAAGGCGTTGATTCGAGCACGAACTTCCGATCCGGGAATTCGGCACCACGTTTGCGGAATCGCTCCAGCGGATCGCCTTCCGTGCTGGTCGATTCCTGCACCCATTTGTCGATTTCGTTACCGTGCCCGACTCGAATGGACTTGTCGGCCAGTCGTGACTTACCCCGCGGCCATGCCCCATGACAGACTGATCGCCGCAACTGAATGCGAGTCTTGCTCTGTCGCTGCTGGATCGGCACCTGATCCCGCAGCCGTGGGCAGTTCTCCAGCATACGCCAGAACCGCCCGAATACGCCCTTACAATTGGTTTCGTCCGGTGTCGCAAACATGGTTTCTTCAGGTCGCAGGTCCATGCCGCGCATCAGCATCGCCAACCCGAAATTCGTCTTGAACATACGGGCTGCCCACTGCAACCAGATCGCCCGAAATTGCACCTGATCGTATGCCCAACACGGCCCCTGTGGGGCTGTCACCCACGGCACCATGGTTTCATCGAAGGCCCTGCCCTGAATGTCGTAAAAGGACGTGCGCAGCCAGTCTGCCGCGGACTCAATCACCCGCGGTCTCATCATCTCCCGGCAGACTTCCACGCACAATCTAGCCATCAATCAGGTCCCCCAGCCCGTCGGTAAACTCCTTTTGAATCACCCGGATTTCCTGCTCCACTCGCTCCTTCGTCGTGGCCTTGATTTCCTGCGGGACCAGCCCTGCAACTCGCTCGCCGATTCCCTGCAATCGCGCTGCCAATCGTGACCACAGCAGCGACATATCCCGCTCGACTTCCTCCCGCTCGATCAACAGCCCCCGCTTCTGTGCGTTCTCCATCGTGCGGCGTTCGTTCACCAGCTTAATCGCCTCAACCTCCGCCTGCCGCTTTGCGTCCATCGCTCCGCTGTTCTGGAGCTTTGCCAGCCGCCACCGGACAACCTCGCTCAAATCATATCCGCCATCACCTCCGGGCATCGGTGGCGATTCCGTTCGCCACTGCTTGACCGTCTGCACCGCCAGCCCGAAAAACTGCGCGACTTCCGCCAGCGTACGCGCCCGCCATTTGCCGACCGCTGCCGTTCGTGCCTCCTGCTCCGCCAGCAGTTGTTCGACCGCGGCCAGATCCTCCGGCGTCTCAGCCGAGGCGAGCAATTCGGCCAGCGAGTTCACGTCGCTTCTGGTCAATGTCGCTCTCCACTGGTGCCTGTGCTGCAACGTGCAGGTGCTGGTGTGCCACGACAACCGGCGTGGGGTTGTTCTGGGCATTCATTGCCAGCAACACCCGCGCAGCCGCGTTCTTTTCGCGGTTGGTTCCGGTCGCCAATATTTGCCCGATCACGATTCCAGCCCGCTCAAACAGCGAGTCCGGAATTTGCCAGCCCTTGCGGATTGCGGATTCCATCTGCCGCAGGTCCCCGCGGGTGTGTGCCGGGTCAGTCAGGAGTGTGGTTTCGGTCATGGTGCCTCCTTAACGCAACCGAAGAATTCACCAAACCGGAACACTTCCGTGTAGTCATGCAGATCTGTGAATTGCATCGGTCTTTGAATTCCCGCCAAGCTTAACTCTTTTGCGATAATCTCATCTCCGGACACACCAGACGCTTTTTTACCGGCGAGGGTCAACCGTGACAAGACCGTGCCCAAATAACCACCGATCCCGGCGAGCTTGTCAACGATAATCACGATTCCCCCGCCGCGCGTTTGTGCCGCAATCTTTTGCAAGACACCGACACGCAATCGCGGTTCGATGAACATCAACACCAAAAACAACACACACACGTCATGCTCTGGGATGTCCATTGTTCGCACGTCATCGACTACCAGACTGCCGGGACCACGATACGCCGCCGCCATTTCCTCCGCATTGTCGATTGCTACATACCTCGCCTTGCGGGCTTCCAGCGCTGGCTGCAATAGCGTTCCGAGATTGCCGGTTGATCCTCCAATATCTAAAACAGTTCCGCCCTCGGGTAAGTAGTGACGCGCAATGTGTGCCGTTGCTCCTGCCATCAAATCATACCACGGCAACTGCTCGCGGACGTGCTGGTCAAATCCTTGTGCGACATAATTTGATTTGAAGGTCCAGTCTGTTAAAACAATCATTGACACGTCCTCGCCAATACCTTATCGCGAATGGTCGCGGCGATGTGCATCATCATTACTGGCGGAACAGCACGCCCGCACCGCTCCCACTGCTGCGCGTATGTTCCTTTAAGAATGAAGTCGTCTGGGAAACCGCAAATTCGCTTGAGTTCTGCGATTGAAAACTTTCTCTTTTCTGTTGGGTGACAAACAGAAGCGCATGTGTTATCACCGCCACGCTGTGTAATGGTTCCGCATGGCTCATTGAAGCTCGGTCGTGTAAGGCTGAAATACTTGTCGCTTTGAGTTCCGGGCTTGCCCATACGTTCCCACTCCGCCCCGATAGCGTAGCGGCTTATGTCGGTTTCAGACTCCACGGCGGGTGTTGTTGCAAACTGCAACGCATCCCGCACCGTGTACCGATACGGCAGCGGTTTCGGGTGTACCGGGTCAATGCGAAGATCCTCACGCACTCCTACAAATATCGTCCGCTGCCTCGCCTGCGGAACTCCCAGCCACTGCGCATCAAGCACCTTGCAACTTACGCGATAGCCGCACGACTTCAGTTCTTTCAGAATCTCGAGGAAATAGCCTTTTGCGGTTCCTTTGACAAGTCCGCTGACGTTCTCTGCGACGAACACTTTCGGCTGAATACCGCGAACCAATCGGCTAAACTCGAAAAACAGATCGTCTGTCCGCTGCGCTTTATCGCTGTACTTTTTGACTTTACCCCAGCCTGCCTCCCTCTTGCCCGCCGTCGAAAACGAAGCACATGGCGGGGAGCCGTCAAACAAATCCAACTCCCCGGGCTTCATGTTGATTGCCTGCAGGATATCCGTTGCCTCCACCTGCCGAATGTCTCGACCATCGAGAATCGTGTAAGGCGCTTTATTGGCTGCGTATGACTCCCGCGCGGCGTCAATGAATTCAGAGGCCCAAAGAATCCTAAACCCTGCCATTCGATAGCCCGTGGACGATCCTCCGCAGCCCGAAAACGTGCTGATTGCATTGAACCCATTCCACGGCACTTCACAAATTTGCTGCATTGTCGGAACGATGTATTGCGGCTTTGTGATCGTTGTGCGTGTCATTTGCCGCCACTCCATTTGTATCCGCACTTCGGGCACTCGTGATCCGTTTCAATCGTTTCATCAACTTCTCTGAAGTCTAAAGGGGCGTCCGCCTGCTGGTCGCTTTCTGATTCACCCAACCCCAGCAGCTTCCCCAACTCATCCGCATCAAACCCCGTCAGCCCCAAATCAATCCCGTCCGCGTGAAGGTCCTGCAGTTCATTCGCCAGCATCGCCTCCTCCCAGCCGCTGCTCAGGGCAATGCGGTTGTCCGCCAGAATGTACGCTCGTTTCTGTGCGTCCGTGAGGTGGTCCAATCGGATACACGGGACCGTCTGGAGCTTCAGCAGGTCCGCCGCCCTCACCCGGCCGTGCCCGGCAATGATTCCGTTCTGGCCGTCAATCAGAACCGGATTGCAGAACCCGAATTCCTGGATGCTGCCGGCAATTTGTGCCACCTGCTGATCGCTGTGAATGCGTGCGTTGCGTGCGTATGGGATCAGGTCCGATGTTGGCACCTGCTCCAGTTTCCCGACTGACCCCGACCCCAATTTGCTCACTGTTCACCCCGGTAGTAGTATTGATCCAAACATTTTCCTTATCGACAAAAAAAGCGTGCAGCATATGAC